CTATAAACGGCGAGGTTCAGTGAACAGAGCATCGGAAAGCTCAATGGGTGACCCATCAATTGACCTTCCTTCTGTTCCAGCGTTTCAAAATCGTCTGGAACCCCCTTCTCATTCTTACTAATAGGGTAGTGTACCAAGGCCGGTGAAAGCGAGAACTCACAGAGAGCTTCTTCAAACAAACCTATGATTGGCAAAATTGCCAAATCAGAGGCCTCTTTGTAGAGTAGATCTGTAGCACTCTTGTAATCCACCGACATGAATTTCCATTCAGGCTCATTGCAATTTCGGTCCATTTGTCGAACTGCATCGTCTAGTTCCTCAAGTGTGGTGAAGCGCATTGTTGAAAATTTGCTCTTCTTCCACGCTGAAAGTAACTGTCCCTGTGCAGGTTGCAAAGCTGTATAAAGATAACCATCACCTTTCGTGATTATTCGGAATTTTCCCGGTTCGGGAATAGGCTGAACAACCACATTGAGGAGGCTGGAAGAATCGAACGCCCAAGTAGGGTTGACAATGCAATCTAAACATTCCTTTCTGGCATGGTGATATTCACTCTGCCTCCAGGCGTTTAGCTCATTGTTAACCGTACGAGAGCGACCGAGGATTCCCCCTGAGCCCCTCCCCAAATTTTGGGTCCGGAATGGCAAAAACAACGCTGTCGCCCCGCCTTTACGGCGTGGGACTTGCATGCATGCGCTTCCGGAGGGCATAAACTTAGTTGGTTCTGGGAGTTTCTTAAAAAGATCCCAACTTGTTGCTTGGATTTCGTCTGACAAATCTTTAGTCAGAGGGGCAATTTGCCTCTTTGTACAAACATTTTGACGATGATCTTCCAAGGCCATTTCTTCTCTTGTCTCAGACAATTTGGGCCATGCCCTTTTAGTCTGAAGAAGTGAATAAATGAATGACAAGTCGTGTCTCGCAAGAGCTCGAAGAACACAACGTTTAAGCCACCCAACAAAAAGTGGACGGGTAGCAAAAGCTGGACGAGCCGGATAGGCCTCGTCCCCCATAGCTTTGCACATCAGAACGGCAAGATGATATTTCAAATAGTCTTGCTCTTCGTTCTGATCGTTTTCGTGGGACATGAGTTCAATAGTTACTTTTCTAAAACTGTTGACCATGCGACCGAATTCTTTATCACTGGAGAACCATTTCTCCTGGGGACGTTGTGAACGCCTCGCGATAAAGACGAAAATGAGCGATTTGACCAGCTGGACGATGGAGGCCGAAGCCCCCAGTCCTTCACAAACTTTGTGGAGGACACGGGTGACGCCGAAATCATGACAAGCCTGGTCTTTACCTGTCACTTTCTCAGCATCACAGCAGCTATCCGTACTGCCAACGGCGGAACGGGTGGGCTGTGGGGATCTGTTCCTTGATCCCATCAACTTGGTTTTTGATTGTTGTTTTGACATTCAATAACTGGG